TGTAGCTTTCTATGCGGCTTACAAAGCCAAGTACAAAGAGCAGAGCTATGGTGAAGCGGAGATTTACAAGCAAGAATATCTGAAGCATGTGAATGCCGTGCTTAACAGCACCTTCACACGGCGTATTCCAGACCCCTACTCAACCCCGTACTAATCATGGCAGCAGCAGAGCAAAAAAAGTCCTATGCTGTCATCAAGAACTTCAAAGGCCTAAACACAAAGGCCAACCGAACGGCAATTGATGAAGAAGAGTTCTCCTGGATAGAGAATGCCCAGCCTATCGGGTTTGGCAACATCAAAATTGTTCAGGCTCAGTCTGCTGTGCTGGACTCTGGTGGAAATGCGGTGGTATACGCAAATACCACAACAACATTAGAGTCTGCCAACATCAATGTCAGTGACTACCTTTTGTCTTTTGAGGACAACGGACGGGCTGAATACTTCAACTTAACCAACGCCACAAAAGGCAATGTGGCTGTGACAGGCACGTTCTCGAGTGCCAACGTGTCTACCGCCCAGTACAAGAACGAGCGCATCATTATTGGTGACCCGGCAAAAGGCTTGTATAACTGGGATGGCACAAACCTAGTCTCTATGGGGTCTGTAGGCTCCATAGGCATCACAAACCCAGGTTCAGGGTACTTGGCTGCCCCCTCAGTAGTTATCGGCCCTCCTAACGACACTGGTGGTATCCAGGCTACGGCAGAAGCAACCATCACCACTGGTGCAGGTGGTATCACCAGCATCAACGTCACTGCCGGTGGCTCTGCATACACGGCTGTGCCGGGTGTGACTATCACTGCCCCTGATGTACAAGGTGGTACGCAAGCACAAGCGGTAGCTACCATCTCTGGTGGTATTGTTGTTGCAGTTACCGTGACTGTTGCTGGCTCTGGCTACTTGAATGTGCCCACAGTTGGCTTTTCTTCTGGTGCAGCAACTGCCACAGCCGTGCTAACCAAAGGTACGGTCAACTCTATCACCCTGACAAACGCCGGAACTGGCTACACCTCCCCGCCCACCATCAATTTGACGGGAGGTAGCGGTAGCGGTGCTACTGCAATCTGTCAGCTTGTCACGTTCAAGACTGGCACGTTGTCTGTGCTGGTGACCAACGGTGGTTCTGGTTACGGGGCCAGTGGTTCTTTCTTTGTAACAGTCACAGGCACAAGTGGTTCTGGCGCAAATGCCACAGCCATCGTAAGCGGTGGTGCAGTCACGCAAGTGATTATGAATAACCCTGGTAGCGGATACACGGCTGCTGGCACTGTCACTTTTGGTGGCTCTGGTTCTAACGCTGCTGGCACGGTTATCCTAAACAGCGATGAGATTGCTTCTGTTGCCACCTTCTCAGGTAGAACTTGGGTGGCGGCAGGGCGCACTGTGTATTACTCTGCTGCCGGAAGCTACAGTGACTTTACTTCTGTGTCTGCCGGAAACTTTCCGATAACAGACTCAACTTTGCACGGCAACATCAAGTCTCTGCTGTCGGCAAACAACTTTCTCTACATCTTTGGTGAAGACAGCATCAACGTCTTCTCTGACCTACGTGTTTCTACTACTGGCTCAACCCTGTTTACGAACACCAACGTCAGTGCCAGCGTAGGTAGCAATCTAAGATATGGGGTTTTCCCTTACTTCCGCAGTGTGCTGTTTATGAACAACTACGGCATATATGCGCTGGTAGGTTCTACCACCAGCAAGATTTCTGACCAGCTAGATGGTCTGTTCCCGTACATAGATTTCACCCTGCCTGTCACTGGCGGTCAGGTGTTGCTCAACAACATCCTGTGCGCTGCCTTTAACTTCTACCTGAAGTCCACTTACCCGTTTGCCACAGGTGGGCGTTTCATTCAGGCTGTGTTCTTTGAGAAAAAGTGGTTTATCACCAGCCAAGGCGCAATCACATACACAACTTCTGCGCCTGTCAGCGGTGTCATCAACCTGTACGGGGTTGCGGACAAGTCGTTGTATAAACTATATGCCAGCTCGACTGCCAACGTGTCTAGCAAGATACAGACGGCTTTGTCGCCCATGAAAGACCCTATCCGTACCAAGCAGGCTTTGAAGTTTGGTATTGAGGCTACGCTTACCACTGGTGGCACATTCAACGTGACAGTGGATAGCGAGAGTGGCTCCAGTCCTACCTACGTGCTGAACAACGCTGTGACGTGGTACAACAACTCGAACACAACTATTACTTGGCTAAATAATTCCAGCACAACTATTGGCTGGTTGACAAGTAACGGTTATGCTCTTTACAAATCAGATGCCCAGCAATACGGTAAGTATTTGGGTCTGACAATGACTTCTACAGACCCAGGGTTTGTAGTAAACACGTTTGAATTTGAACATGAACTACGAGTGAGGTTCTAACATGCCCGTACCTAATCAATTTGGCACTGCAACTTCTGCCATACCTTTGTCCCAACTGGACACGAATTTCAACACGCCAATCACTATCGGTAACACGGCAGTGCAGTTAGGCAATACCGTCACTACGCTCAACAACATGACGTTGGCTAACGTCACCATCAGTAGCGGTACTGTCACCATCACAAACGTAGCTGTGACCACCGCTAACGTGAGTGGCACTGCAAACATCTCTACGCTGGTAGTTGTAGGTAACGAGACTGTGGGTGGAAATACCACTATCACGGGAAACATCACTGCCACAACCATTAAATCAACTACATCATTGAATCTTTACGCCGCCTCTGCGTATGATGTAAATTTATATACGGGTAGCACCAACACTGCTCGACTCTCTTCCAATGTAAACGGTGTTTTTACTGTTGGCACTCAAGGTAATGTTGGTGCGCTTGGAACTGATTACGGAACCATTGGCGCATGGGGTTCTGCTGGCGGTGGATTGCGAATCTATCGTGGCACTGGTGCTGGAACTCCCATTAGCACTATTTATGCAGATGGCACGGGAGTATTTGTTAGTGGAAACGAAGCTACGCCATTGGTGTTTTCCACCAATTCAACAGAACGTGCCCGTTTAAATACTAGTGGCGCATTTGTTTTTGCTGGTGGCTCAACTGGTGCAAATGGTATTGGTATCACTTTCCCCGCAACTCAATCAGCATCGTCTAACGCAAACACGCTAGATGATTATGAGGAAGGTACTTGGTCTAGTGCTGTAAGCAATACAGCAAATGTAACAGGCACAGGGAGTCTTGACAGAGCTGACTACATAAAAATAGGCAGCCTTGTAACAATCGTTGGTCGTATCTCTGGACTCACGATTACAACTGCCTTGACTGGCACAGCAATAGGACTGACGCTTCCCTTTGCCACAAAAGCAACCGACACTGTTGTTATGGGTTCATGCAGAGGGTCTGGTACGACTGAAATGATTGGTATTGTTCTTGATGCCACTGGAAGCGATGCAACAAGTATTGCTCTTAATTTCCCCGCTGCTCAAGTTACAGCAAATGGGGTAACAACTTTTTCGTTTTCATTAACTTACATAGCAGCATAAGGAGAAATCATGTCACTCGCCAAAACCACCACTGTAGACCAAATCACCGTTACCGAAAACGGCATCGTTTTCTATCGTGAAGCCACCCGCATCATGGAAGACGGCAACGAACTCAGCAAAACTTTTCACCGCACAAGCCTTGTGCCGGGTCAAAATCTTAGAGGTCATCCCGCCAAAGTTGCAGAGATATGCAATGTTGTTTGGACGGCTGAAGTCATTGCGGCATATCAGGCGCAAGTTGATGAACAAAATCCAGTAACACAACCATGATGTTGTTACACCCAAATTTTTTTGGAGTTCACAATGAGCATTAACTCACCCTTCACACCTACAGGCAACACTGTCACGTTCACAGGCGTGATAACCACACCTCCTACGCCTGTGCAGGCTAACAGCTACTCGCTAGGCTCTAACCAGTACCGCATCTTGAATTCTGGTACGGTTACTGTCTTTCTGGGTGTTGGTAGCACTGCTGCTGGTGCTACTGCAAATGCAACTGTAGTGACCAACAATGCGGCTGCTATTCCGTTGCTTGCGGGTACAGATGAAATCTTGTCGTTCTTACCCAACGCATATTTTACGGGTATCACAGGCTCTAGCTCTGCTGTTGTCTACATTACCCCTGGTAGCGGCTCGTAATGCTAAAAACAGTTAGTTCAATCACCAATACCATAGGTGCTCTTAATTACAAGGGCACGTGGGATGCGTCTACCAACAACCCGACTCTTGTGTCTAGTGTTGGTACGCAGGGTGATTACTATGTTGTTTCTGTAGCTGGTTCTACAAACCTCAACGGCACTACCTTGTGGGGTGTCGGGGATATGGCTATCTTCAACGGTAGCATCTGGCAAAAGGCAGATGGTGGAGACACCAGCCTGGTTACAAGCCTGACAGTCACTGGTCTGACAGGCTACATGTATGCCAACAACACCACACCTGTTACCGCATCTACAACCATTCCTGTTGCTAACATCACAGGCGCTGTGCCTAACACCGTCAACATCATTGCTGGTACAGGAC